ATTTGCAAGCATTCCAGCGGCGGAATTCAGGTTAACCGATGAACCATCGAGATTGTTGGCTGACAAGTCCAAGCCTTGGCCAGCCGTGCTGACACTTTGAAACGCTTGGTTTGCTTCATCAGATAAGCTTGTGGACTGCGATACTTCCGCAGGCTTGGAAAGAATATCGGCCGCTACGCCAATTTTATCAGCCGCAGACGAAAGGCGATCAGCGCTAGGCTGAACAATGGCGCCAAAAGTCGAGGCCGTCTTTTCGGTTCCGCGCTGAAATTCATTGACTAACGCGTTTTGCTGGTCCCCGAGTTTTTGAGCAACAAAATCGTCAATCGCCCCTTGCTTGTTGCGGTTATTGACATTTGCCTCTGCCTTTTTCTTGATGTCGGCGTCAGACAAACTATCGCCCGCGCGTTTTAGTGCCGACTTTATGCGTTCGATCTCATTCTCGACATCGCGCTCAAATCGTGTCGCCTTTATCTTGAAGTCGATTTCAAGATCAGCAACTGCCTTGGTTTTCTTGATTGCCTTTTCAGGTATCTGAGACGATTTGACAGGTGCCGTTGCAGGGCTACGATTTGCGTCACCTGGATTGACTTGAAAAGCGCGAGGAACAGCGCCGAATGCCTTGTTGACCTTGGCCAGTTCTGCTTGCAAGACTTTGACCTGTTCAACAGTCTTTTGCAGTTCGCTTTGATAGCCGGCCAGTTGCGGAGATGTAGCTGTAGCTGACTTGATCGCCTGTATATCGGCTTCAAGTTTTTTGCGTTCTTCGGCGAGATTTATCAGCCGTGTTTCAATTGCAGCGCGTTCATCTTGGGCCGCAGTATTGGTGCCGGATGGATCGAATTTCTTCAGTTCGGCAAGGCGCTTCTGTGCGTTTTCCGCCTCGGACTGTACGCCTTTAAGGCTTGTCTGGATGTCGCCAAGCGTTGGCAATACATTGCCCAAGCTGACAATATCTATTTTTTCCGAATTCAATTTTCCGAGTTCAAGTTTGAGTGTGCGCAGTTCCTCATTGAGAGCGTCAACCTTGAGCGCGGAATCGCCAGTGCCAATTTCTATGTTGGCTGAAATATCACGCTCTACCCGCTTTATCTCTGTCTCAACGGTATCAATACCCTTGTCGATGGTTGACGTATCGATGCCAAGTCGCGCGTTCAACTCAATCCCATCAATCTTGGTTTGCAAAGCGGCTTTTTGCTTTTCAAGATCAGTAATCTGCAACTGGATTGGGGCCGTCAAATCGGCTTTTTGTTGGGCTTGGTCCGCACCCTGCGCTCCGGCAAGGCCCGAGAGCTTCTTGCGAAGGTCGGTAATTCTCAGATCAACGGCATCAAGAGAACGCTTCGCTGCCTCAACCGCAGCCGTGCTACCCGTTGCTGCAAGGCCTGCAATCTGGCGTTCCAGTTCAAGCCGTTGTTTGGTCAGTTCGACCAGATCACGTTGCGCGACAAAAGAATCGGCGGCAGCGTCGCCCTGGGTGTCACGAACAAACTGCTCTTGCAGACCGGCATTGTCTTTTCCAACAAATATGCTGGCAATGGATTTTGCCGTGAAGGCCGGATGCTTGGCAATGAAATCGAGATCATTGATGACGCCAAGTAAGCCGCTGCGCATCTTGACTGAAATTATTTTTGTTGCGCGTTCCAAAGCATCGGAGAATTCATCGGCACGAGCCACAAGATCATTGCTGATTATTGCGCCGAGTGCTTGGGCTTCATCGCCCTGTTTTCTAATGGCTTCGGCACCTTGATTAAGCACCGGCAACAGATCGGCATAGGCCTTGCCAAATGCGGCGGCTCCGATAGTGGCCTTGTCCTGTTCTGACTTGGCATTCCTGATCAGCGTGGCGACCTTCAGGAAGTTTTCAGTAGGGTCGGTGGAGAATGTCAGATTATTGGCATCAAATATGTCCTTAAGCGCACCGCCCTTCCGCTGCGCATCACCAACATTCTTGTTTAGCTTTGCCAATGCAGTTGACAGTGTATCAACATCAACGCCAGCCTGTGAACCAACCCAATCGAGGCGTTGAAGGTTTTCAGCCGACGTACCGGCCTTTTGAGCCGCTTCTGACAAATCGCCGACGGCATCAATTGCCCCTTTGATTTGGCGCAATGTTTGCTGCGTGACCAGCCCCGCCAATGCGCCAGCGCCAAAGTTTTTCAGGCTTGAAGACAACCCGTTGCCAAGCCCGCCAAACTGTGTCGAAATATTCCGGTTCATCTTGTTGAAACGGTTTTCAATACCTCGGGCGGCGCGGTCTGTGTCGCGTTGGGCTTTGTCCAAACCCTTCTGATAGGTACGGACATCGGCGGACAGTTGCACCACCAAACGTTCAAGATCGACAGCCATATTAGATAATACCCATGCTTTTTGCGATCTCTTTGGCTTCTTCTGGACTCAACGTTCCAGGTGCGTCTTCGGGTGCGTGTGCATCGCTGTAACCATGGATTTGCGCCATGATTTCCCACAAACTCATCTTGTTCACATCACAGGCGCTGATTCCGATGACGGCGGCTGATCCATAGATGGAGGCAAAACGGAACTTTCCTCTTGGAAGAGGTTCAAGTTCGCCGCTTCGTTTTCCTCCTCTGGTTTTCCCAGAGGTTCATCCTCAAAGCCCGCAAGGGCTGCGCTGATGATGGCTTGTGCAAGTTGAATGTTTTCCAGCCATGGCCGTTTCAACACATAGCGATCTGTAAGAGCGAGAGACTTGATTGGATCAAGTCCCCCGCCAATTAGACCGAGCCGGATTGTCTGATAGATGTCGTCAATCAGATAGGAACCATCGGCGAGACGGCCCAGAATAAAGGCTGGACCGGCATCACATTTTCGCTGCAGCTCCCTGATGTCTTCGACGTTCAGGCAAAATGTGTAAACTCCATCTGCCCAAGGGAGCGTTATACTCGTGCTACGGCTCATTGTGTTTATGGCGCGAGTGTCAATGCACCGTCAGCTACAAACTCAACTTGAGCAGTGACGAATCCGCCATAATCCGCCGCCAGCTCCACATTCGACAAATGAATTTTGCCAGAATATGTTTTCAGCCCAAGTGGGGCCGGAAAATTGAATTCAATGTGAACATTTTTTGCCGTGTTTGAAATGTTCATGGCTTCGACCAGCGAGAACATTTCAGGTGTCATCACGCCTTCACCACTCACGCCCCAATCGGATGATTCAACCGCGCGGGCAATCACGGCCGGCAGATCTTCATCGGTGCAATCCGGCAACTTGATTTCATTGAAATTCTTGTTGCGCTTGAATGACCGTGACGTGAAACCGCATGTCGCGGTAAAAGCTTCAGTCGGTGTTGCACCGTCACCGAATTTCACTGTGAAACTTTTATAGGGCAGAACTTTTGCAGTATTTGCAGGCATTTGAAGTGGTTCCTTGTGTTAAACAGCGTTGATCAAGGCGCGAAATGACGCGACGCCATGATTGGTAATTCCGTCCGGATCATCCAGACGGATAAATTCTTGAAACGTGCACGTGATCATCACAAAATCAGTCATTGGCAGATCAACAAGATGCAATGCCTTGCGCACATGACCGGCGATTGTCGCCGCCTCTGGCCAGCCAACAGTCCGGCTCCAGACATGGATAGCAAAATTGACTTCGCTGCCTTCGACGCAATCGGCACTGTCATCAACTACGTTGGGAACGCGGAATGTTGCGTATGGAAAAACCGCGTTGCTCGGCACCCTGTCATAGATGCGACCTTGAAGCGGCAATGCACTCAACGGCGCATGAGAACGCAAGGCAAGCAAGACAGCCGCTTGTAGAGCTAACGATACTTCGCTCATGCCGAGTCCCTTGCCGCCTTATTGACTGCGCGTTTAATGCGTGATTTTGCGGACTTTCGGCTCGCTCGATATGATGTGAAGAAAAATGGATGTGCCGGGTTTTGGGTTGTCCCGAATTCAACCCACCGGGTATAAAATGCCTTGTCATCTCCGGCGTAAATCGTGATCGTCAAATCAGGGTCTGAAAACTTTGATGTCGCAAAAGCAACCGTCCCATCCGGTGTTTGTGTGCCCCATGTCCACCCGATGCTGTCACGCAAATCTCCGCTATCCACCGGAGCCAGACGTTTCATCATGGCCACCATGTCGTCGGCTGACTTGGCGAGGGCGGCCCGGATGGCCGGGCGAGATTTGGATGGGATAGATTGAAGTTTCTTCTTTAAGCGATTGACGCCCAACACTTTGGTCAAATCGCCACTCCGGCATGAGCGACCAAATCCAAATGGTCTTTTAATTCTGCGGGCGTGACTGTGATAATATTGTAGATCGTGCCCGCCCTCGTATCGACGGCCCGCCACTCTGTTCCGAGCGCCGCGGTCTGTGATGATTTCCGAATTGTAATGATGACAGGTTGAACGCCTTGCAGGCGCTGCGCTAAAACAGGTTCGGAACCTCGAAGCGACATGATGCGAGCCGCTACAGTAAAGGGTGGTCCCGCCGTCCACGCGCCTTCTTCATTTCCATATTGATCAATGTCAACGGTACGCTTTGAAAAGCGCACTCGTTCACGAAGCTGACCCGCGCTCTGCGTTTTCATTTTTTATCTTTGGGTTGTTTGCTTTACGCGCTAATTTGTTTTCGAGAGCATACGTTGCACACGGCGTGGTTACGCTAACCGGATATGCGGCTGGCGAGTAGGAAAATGAAACTTGTCCGTTCACGCGCCATATGAAAGGCCTTTCCACAACGATCCACGGCATGTTTCAATACACCTTCAAAATGCGCCATTGGTTGATCAAACAGGCGACGGTGAATGGGATTTCAGACGGTGTTTCACCGGCCAGAACAGGTTCACGGTTCATGTACCAGTTGCCGACCAGCAGAAGGACGGCAAAGCGGACGCTTTCGGGAATGCTCGCAGTTGTCGAGCCAAACCCGGCCTTGAACTCAACCGAAATTGCGTTTGCGGTCTCCATGGCAATCGGCCATTCTGAATATGGGATTACCCATCCGTCGGATGACTTGTTATCGACCATGTAATCTGTGTCTGGCATCGTCACTTCCAGACCGTTTTCATTGATGTATTTGACGGCAACGACTGACATCAAGTCAGGTAGATCGATGCGCAACGGTCCACATGGGAATTCATCATAGACCAATTCCCATGTCTGTTCACCAATGCAGCGCCCCAAAATGCCGCGATAGCCATCCAAGTGTGACACCGCCGCCTTGATCAGCAGTGAGATATAGTCATCATCATCGGCATGATCGACACGGCAATGTTTTTTGGCGTCGTCAAGAGAAACAATATCAACCGTCGATGGTGTTTTGAGCTTGAGTGCCATCTATCGCCTGGTGTTTGGATATTGGAATGAATTTCGATTTGCATTTAAGGATTGCGTTGCTTCACGTGGAACATTGCCTTGACGCGAGAATATTCCGATACTGGTCGGCCTGCGCGGCGGCGCCTCTCCCAAGATCATCGCGGTTTGATTTTCCATTGCGGAAAGAAGTTCATCAACGCCGCTTTGCCATAGGCCGGAAGCGCTCACGTCATCCGAAATAGACAAGCCTTCATCATGATAAGCGGCAACTGTCGTTGTGACCGTTGTGCCGTCGTCAAGTGTGACAATTTCCAAAATGGAAGCGGCATAGGTGATGGAAGCGGCAGTGGTATCGATTGCCGTGATGCTGTCAGAGGCCAAAACACCTGAGACGTTTCCGGCGTCCGGCGCGTCTGAGGCGTTGGCGGTTTCAGAAACGGCACCCGTAAAGCTGGATGTGCTGTTTTGTGCGTCAGTCGCTGCAATGGTTTCGAGTGAAGCCGCTTGCAGGGATTGCGTGGCCACAGCGGCATCAACCGCTGCGCCGTTGTCAGCGACGGTTCCGCCGGTCGAAATGCCGCCCGATTGTAGTGCCGAAGCTGTGGAATTTTCACCAACAGTTCCGGCAAGAATTGCCGCCACTGCATAAGTTTCACTTATAGCGCCAATTTCGGCAACTGCCCCGATGGCCGTGAAGAACCCTGTCTGCGAATGCGCCGCTGTTGCCGTTTCGGCAATCGTGCCAGACATGGCCGCCGTTGACGCTTGCGCGTCACTCGCGGGAACTGTGTCAGATAGAGATCCCGTTGCAACCATGCCGGATGATTGCGTATGTGAAGCCGTACCGGCTTCCACAATGGCACCTGGAATAATGGTCGTTGCGTTTTCGCTATCGAACGCGGAAACCGCCTCAACCCGGTCGGATATGTTGCTGTTCGCCGCACCAGTTGTAACGTCTGTTGCGACACCAGCCTCAACAATAGCACCAAGCGCGACAAGAGCCACCGCCTGTGTTTCCGACCCGGCTCCGGTTTCCGCAGTTGCGACCGGGATTGAAACCCCGGCTGTTGCCGTTTCAACTGCGGCGCCATCTTCTGGACGGGAAGCTAAGAATACGGCGCTTGTCGATGTTGTATCAACGCCAGCGCCGGTGTCTGTGATCGCACCAACAAGGACCGCCGCCACGCCTTGCGTATGCGTTGCAGCGCCGGTTTCACCAAGTGAACCTGGAATGGCCAGATTGACCGCTTCACTATCTGTTGCCGCGATGGTTTCAATTGTGGAAGCCACCAGAGACAGACCGCCGGAAAGCGTGTCAATCGACGTTCCTGTTTCGGCAATGGCACCTGCAAATATGGCAATTGCCGCTTGAATTTCTGTTATCGCTCCGGTTTCAACATTCGCACCGGAGCGGATTGCGGTAGAGGCTTGCGTGTCAGCCGACGTTCCGATTTCGGCGATGGTGCCAACGGCAACAAAGCTGACTGTCTGTGTATCAGCGGATGCGCCGGTTTCAGCGGTGGCAACCGAATAAGCGGAACCAGCATTTTGAACGTCAACCGCAGATCCAGTTTCAACCGTGGCACCGCCAAGCGATAGACCGCTTGTTTCAGTGTCAGAAGCCGTACCGGTTTCCGCAATTTGGCCTGACACAACCGCCGATGCAGTCGCACTGTCAAGCGCAGATGCGGTTTCAGAACCAGCCCCGGCAATAACCAGAGACAAGTTTTCGGAATCGGTAGATGCGCCGATTTCAGAAACACTTGCGGAATAATCCGCCCCTGCGGACTGTGTGTCCGTTGCAGCCCAATTTTCAGTAACAGCCGCACTTGAATTTGCGCTTGCGGCGCTTGTATCGGTTGCCGCGCCACTATCTGACAGTGCCGCATTGAGAACGACATTGGCAGACGTTGCATCCGAAGATGCGCCGATTTCCGAAACCGGATTTATAATATCAGAGACAGAATCCAGATAAAACGCAGCTGAGAGTTCGTCTGCCAAGCCTACATTGACATTAGTCCTTCCAACGATAAGGGAAGTAATGCCATAGCCGCGCTTGCCCCAGCGTGTATCAG